TTAGAGATGGTGAACGTGTTAATCGTAGGGTTAAGTATTCACCAACTCTTTATGCACCTGTTGCAAAACCTACAGAGTGGAAAACTCTTGATGGTAAATATGTAACTCCTATTAAACACGATACAATTAAAGAAGCCAAAGATTGGGTTGAACAATATAAAAATCAATCTCATCTTGTTTATGGAAATAATCAATATCCATATTGTTATCTTGCTGATCAATATCCAAAAACTGTAAATTGGGATATTGATAATATTCTTATTGTCACTATTGATATTGAGGTTGCTTGTGAAAATGGATTTCCAAGTCCAGAAGTTGCTGAAGAACCTTTACTTTCAATTACAATTAAAAATCATCAAAATAAAGAATTTGTTGTTTGGGGTGTTGGTGAATTTGAAAACACGCGTGATGATGTAACTTATATTGAATGTGAAAGTGAAGTTCATCTTATTCAAGAGTTTCTTTCGTTTTGGCAAAACCATCATCCTGATATTATTACTGGTTGGAATACAGAATTTTTTGATATTCCTTATCTTTGTAATCGTATCAAAAATATCTGTGGTGAAGATGAAATCAAAAGATTGTCACCTTGGGGTAATGTTTTTTCTCGCGAGATATTTCAGATGGGCAGAAAGCATGAAGTTTATGACATTCAAGGTATTTCTCACTTAGACTATTTTGATCTGTATCGTAAGTTCACATATACTAATCAAGAGTCTTATCGACTAGATCATATTGCATATGTTGAACTTGGTGAACGTAAAGATGGTAATCCTTTTGAAACTTTTCGTGATTGGTATACAAAAGACTTTCAATCTTTTATCGAATATAATATTATGGATGTGGAGATTGTCGATAGACTAGAAGATAAGATGAAGTTGATTGAACTTTGTCTTACTATGGCTTATGAGGCCAAAGTAAACTACATGGATGTTCTTGGTTCTGTTAAGTATTGGGATATACTAATTTACAATTATTTGCGTGGTAAGAATATTGTTATTCCACAAAAACGTAAATCAGATAAGTCAGATAAATTTGAAGGTGCTTATGTAAAAGACCCACAAGTTGGGATGCATAATTGGGTTATGTCTTTTGATTTAAATTCATTGTATCCACACTTAATTATGCAATATAATATTTCACCAGAAACACTTGTAGGTCAAGAAAAAGTAAAAGGTATGACTGTTGATAAACTTTTAGATAAGAAAGTTGATACATCTATACTAAAAGACGCTACACTTACTCCAAATGGTGCTTTATTTAAAACTACCAAAAGAGGGTTTCTTCCAGAGATCATGCAATCTATGTATGATGATCGTGTTAAGTATAAGAAACTAACATTACAGGCGAAACAAGAATATGAAAATACTAAAGACCCCAAACTACTCAAAGACATTTCCAAATACAATAATATCCAACTTGCTAAAAAGATTTCTCTCAACTCTGCGTATGGTGCTATTGGTAATAGTTGGTTTCGTTATTATGATTTGTTGGTTGCTGAAGCAATTACTACTTCTGGTCAGTTATCTATACGTTGGATTGAACGTAATCTTAACAAATATCTTAACGATCTGCTGGACACGAATAACGAGGATTACGTTATTGCTTCAGATACGGACTCAGTTTACATTACTTTTGACAGATTGGTTAATAAAGTGTTTAAAGAAAAGACAGACACTGCAAAAATTGTCAACTTCATGGATAAGATCGCTAGAGATAAGATTGAACCTTTTATTGATCAAAGCTATCAAGATTTGGCTTCGTATGTAAACGCATATGAACAAAAGATGCAGATGGCTCGAGAAGCTATCGCAGACAAAGGCATCTGGACTGCTAAGAAAAGATATATCCTTAATGTTTGGGATATGGAAGGTGTAAAGTATAAAGAGGCACAACTCAAGATTATGGGTATTGAAGCTGTAAAGTCTAGTACTCCTGCCCCTTGTCGTGCAAAGATTAAAGAAGGTCTGCATATCATTATGAATGGTGATGAGAAACAGATGAATAATTTTATTCAAGACTTTAGAGAAGAGTTTATGGAGTTACCTGCAGAAGATATTGCTTATCCTCGCTCGGTAAATGGACTTAAAAAGTTTAGTGATCCTAATCAGATGTTTGGAAAGGGTGCTCCTATTCATTGTAAGGGTGCAATCTTGTATAATCATTTGGTCAAGAAAAACAAGCTTGGTAGAAAGTATCCTTACATTCAAGAAGGTGACAAAATCAAGTTTTTACATTTACGTGCACCAAACATTTATCAGTGTACATCTATATCTTTTATGACACAACTTCCTAAAGAACTTGACTTTCATAAACTAGTTGATAGAGATACACAGTTTGAGAAATCGTTTGTAGAACCACTTAATTTTATACTACAAAAGATTAATTGGTTAGTGGATAGAAGTTATGGAACACAAGGAAGTTTAGAGGATTTTTTTATATGATGATTCTTACCCCCAACATGGAACAAAAATATTTGATATATTTGTTACAATGTATGTATAAGTTAATTAAAGAGGTTTATTATGACAAAAAGTGAAAAATTTTTAGGATTCAATCCTATATCAAAAAAATATACATGTTTTATGGTGGTGATCACCCCAGAAATGGCTCAATATATTTTAGATAATCATAATTATGATAATCGAAAAATATCACAAGCACAAAAAGCAGCTATCAATAAAAGTATTCAAAAAGGTGGTTGGCAACAAGATGGCGGAGCCTGTGCATTTAATACTGAAGGTGACCTTACAGAGTTTCAACACAGATTACTTGTAATAGTAGAAAATAACTTGACAGTTACAGTTCCAGTTGTTGTTGGTGTTCCAACAGACAGCTTTACAAAAACTGCAGCTGCTAAACCTAGAAAGCCTGTAGATGAAATTCAAAGAAAAGATAGTACTGCAACTAGTGATGAAGTAACTACTCTTAGTCAAATTCTTACTAGGCGTAAAGGAGAAAAACTTAGTATGCAAAATGCTATAAATTCGTGGACAGAATGGAAAAATATTGTTCGCGAAGGAGAAAAGCTTACTAAAACTTTTTTTGAAGATACAGATAAGTGGAATCCTTGGAGAAGAAATTTTTCTGCTTGGGCCAGTCTTATGATTTCAATTGATAAAAAAGACGCTGCAAGAAATTTCTTATCAATTCTTAAAAATGAAACATTGGAAACTAAATCTACAATTCTTTCAAAACAGTTTGGTCAGTTTTTTCAAGATGAAAATACTTTTCTTTCAAATACAGATCGAGTACATTTACTTTGGTTTATGTTATGCACTGCAGCTGATAGAATTATTAAAAAACCAAATGGTGATATTGAATTTAATTTAACTCAAGGTAAATGTAATCATACTAGTATGGTTAGAACTGGTTGTTATCGTCAATTTTTATATGATCCAGATAATGTACAACCAACAGATATGACCATATATTTGGATGCCGCTGCTTAATGATTGACAAACTACTAGAGGATGAAATCAGTAAAGTATCTGATTCTGACAAATGTGCAGTATTACTTAGTGGAGGTGTAGACTCCATCTCAGTAGCATTTGCTGCACAAAGACTTGGTAAAACAATACACGCATATAGTTTCTGTTTAGATACACATGAGTCATATGACTATAAGAAAGCTGAAGAGATTGCTAAAATCTGTAAGTGGGAATTTACAGGTATCAAAGTTCCAACTAATAATCTAGTTGAAGATTTTCACAGACTAGTAAAATTAGACTGTAGAAAGAAAACACACTTTGAGTGTGTATATCCATTTCTATATGTTTATCCAGAAATTAAAGAAACAGAAGTATTATCTGGTTGGGCAGCTGATGGATACTACGGTATTAGTAAAAAAGCCATGTTACATTTCAAACACACACAAGAATTGTTTGATAAATTTAGAGATAACTACTTTAGGCCTGATATGTGTGCTGGTTATAACTGGCATAAGAAGGTCGCAGATATACACAACAAAAAGTTTATTACACCATACTTAACCGATAGTGTCAAGAACTTTTTCTATAGTAAGAGTTGGGATGAACTGAATAAGCCAACACAAAAGCATCATGTGAGAAATGCATTTGATGAATTTAAATTGATAGGAAATGTAAAAAAGCACTTGAATTTACAAATAGATTGTGGTATAATAGAATTATTCGAGTCGTTGATAGAAGACCCGCAAGTAAATTTTAAGAATAGAAAAAGAATAATGGATATATGTAGAGATTGGAACGTGCTAAATAGTACGAATACTTTAGAGGAGTTTTTCGTATGAAATATAATAAATACAATTTACAAGATGTGTATGATGCTGAAGCACAAAACAAGTTTAATGTGATATCCACCTTTGCAGGTGGTGGCGGTTCTTCTACAGGTTATCGTTTGGCAGGTGGTAAGATACTTTGTATCAATGAGTTTGTAGAAGAAGCACGAAATACATATGCTCAAAACTATCCAAACACACCCATTTTACCAGATGATATAAAAGAACTTACTGGACAAGATTTACTTACAGCTGCTAACATTGGAGTTGGTGAAGTTGATATTCTAGATGGTTCTCCACCATGTTCTGCGTTCTCAATGGCTGGTGCTGTTGTTCAAGGTGGTGGTCATTCAAAAGGTTTTGGTAAAACTAAAAAGTATTCTGATGGTAAGAAAGTAGAAAACATTGAAGACTTGTTCTTTGAGTTTCTTAGAGTTGCTCAAGAGATTAGACCTAAAGTAATTGTTGCAGAAAACGTAGCAGGTCTTATGATGGGTGAGGCGAAACAATACTACTATAAGATTACAAATACATTTGAAGAGATTGGATATGATGTATCTTCTATGGTTCTGGACTCATCACATTATGGTGTACCACAAACAAGGAAAAGAGTTATTTTTATTGCTGTTCGTGAAGATGTAACTGAAGCTATTGGTCTTACATTTATGAATATCGCGGGTATCTTTCCAGACAAGTTTTCAGAAGCCATCACTTGTGGTGATGCATTTAGTGACCTAGAATATGATGAAGAAGAAATAAAGATGTTGACTGAAAAGTTTGCAAAGGGTTCTCATTTTGAAACAGCATCTAAGATGCCACTTGATCCAGAAAAAGTATTAACTGGTTGTGATTTTCATCCTAAAGGTCATCACTTCAATATGAAAAGAATTTCAAGACACAAACCATCTCCAACTATCACGGCTTCTGGTGGCTGTATCCATTGGACTGAGATGAGAAAACTAGCTTTATGCGAGTCTAGGCGTGCAATGTCTTTACCAGATGATTTTAAGTTGACAGGTAAATGGGAACAAAAGTCTGAAAGAATGGGTCGTATGGTGCCTCCTCTGATGATGAAAGCTGTAGCAGATGCAGTATATGAAAATGTATTAAAACCTTATAAGGAGATAAACAATGGCTGATTTTACTTTTGCACATAGAGAAGAAGGTTTTGATGAACATATTGAACAATCAATTCGTGGGTACTCTAATTTACTAGACGATGTAATTAGTCTTTCACGATACTTTGTTGAAGATGATACAACTGTAGTTGACATCGGATGTTCAACAGGTAAACTAACAAAAGCAATGATTGAATATAATCAAGATCATTGCACTAATGCAACTTGGATTGGTGTTGAAATTGCTGATGGTTTTGTTGATGACTTAGAAAAAAGACAAAAAGAAATAACCAAGAGCTCAGGTAGTTTTGCTGAAGTAGATTTTATTATGGATGATATTCGTGATTATAATTTTTGTGATTGTTCTTTAGTTACATCTATCTTTACATTACAATTTATGCCAAAGAAAGACAGAAAAGAAGTTATTCGTAATATCTATAATGGTCTACATGAGGGTGGTGCTTTTATATTTTCTGAAAAAACTATATGTGAAAGTGCACTAGTGCAAGATATGATTACATTTAATTATTATGATTATAAACGTAAAACATTTACTACAGATGACATTATGGATAAAGAAAGAACACTAAGAAATATGATGAAACCGAATACTTGGGATGAAATAACAGATATGTTATATGAAGCTGGGTTTTCTAACATACAACCATTCTGGAGAAATCATGCATTTGTTGGTGCGATTGCTATTAAATAGGAGATGAAATGAATTTATTAGAAGACTACACAAGTTTTGTAGATGAAGTGACAAGTGACCCATCAAAGAGTTTTCCTGACATGATCCATGCTTTAGGAATACTAGAAGAACAAGGAGTCAATCCAGCAAGATTGCTTACTGCTGGTATCGGTATGGCTGGGGAATGTGGTGAGTTTAACGAAATAATTAAAAAATGTTTGTTTCAAGGGAAAGAGATGGATGAAAATAGAATTGCTCATCTACGGAAAGAACTTGGAGATGTGATGTGGTACATTGCCCAAGCTTGTCTGGCACTAAATACAAATATAGAAGAAATAATTGAAATGAATACGGTGAAGTTGGAGTCTCGCTATCCTGGCGGGTTTGATGCTTTTCGTTCAGAGAATAGAAAAGATGGTGATATATGAGTGACAACTTTCTTAAAGATATAATCAAAACAACAGGTAATGAATATGCATCATTAGTTTCAGATGGAGTTGAAGCTGGTGATGTTGATTCATTTATTGATACAGGAAGTTATATTTTTAATGCATTACTTTCTGGTAGTATCTATGGTGGATTGCCATCAAATAAAATTACGGCCGTGGCTGGAGAATCGGCCACAGGCAAAACTTTCTTCATAATGGGTATGGTTAAGAGTTTTCTAGATGATAATCCAGATGCTGGTGTTCTGTACTTTGAAAGTGAAAGTGCAATTACGAAACAGATGGTAATTGATCGTGGTATTGATCCACAAAGAATGGTTATCATTCCTGTCACTACAGTCCAAGAGTTTCGCACACAGGCAATTAAAGTATTAGACTCATACCTTGCAAAGAATGTAGCTGATCGTAAACCTATCATGTTGTGTTTA